ATACCTATAAAGGCACCTGCACCCTGGCCAATATTCTTATTAGAAATATCATCTGAATATGCGACAGATAATGAACTAATTGATAAAAAAATTGTTATTAGTACAATTTTCATTATTCAGTAACCCATGTATTATCAGGACCAATCGCAGGCATTTCTGCAACATTTAGTTCTGGTAAAGGTTGAGGTTCTGAAATCTTACTCAATTCATTTTCAATATTTGATAATGATTGAGCTTCATCTTCATTCTTAGAATTATTAACACTTGCTTCTAATTCTTTAAATGCATTTGTAGAACGAAGTTTAGAATAAACCATTCTATCTTTTTTCATTCTATTCATGATTATTTTACTTGCTTCTTTATCAGAATATTCAAGTAAAACAAAAGAACGATATTGAACACCAGTAGGATAAACTTCCATTTCTTTGACTTTATAACCAGCCACATCAACAGATGCAATCACATTCTTTGTTACTTTTTCAAGTTCTTCTAATACTGAAGTATCAGCATCATTAGTACCCATTTTGGCAACAAACTGTTTTGTCATACTATCTAACTTACCATTGATTCTATCTGCAAGAACTGTTTTAGCGTTCATTACAGCAATATCGACAGAAAGTTGTAAGTCTGGTGCTGTTGCACTACCAGAAGAATATATCATATTTTCTTCTTCAGGTAATTGTTTATACCAATCTGGTATAATACTAACTGCACTCTCTACTTTTTTAGTTTTATATTCAACTTCAGGTGTTGAAACTAAAGAAGGTGGTTCATCAATGCTAGCGGCACATGAACCAAGTAAACTGACAAGTGCCAGACTACCTAATTTCTTTTGATACGATTTTATCATTATCATCACCTCCTTCATAATTTTCTTCTACCCAACTATTTTCAGAAACTTCTTGAGCTTCCATTGTAGTTGTGAGTTTGTCTTTTGACCAATCAGACATATCCTGAATGTCTTGTCCGATACCTGAAACAGTACCACATGATTGAGTCAAAATTAGTAAAGCAAATACACCTATTAGTATTAATACATTAAGTGTTATCCCTTTAAATTTAGTCATATATCACCTATTTACATTGTTTAAGTTTAACTTCTTGCAATCCCAAACCTGGCATTACAACATTCATATACTTGATTGTACACGAATTTCTTTGCATTGTCAAGGAACAATTTAATTGTTTCTTGCCCTCTATCATCTCTGGTATTTGTGTTGTTAGAATATTTTCTTTTGCACGATTAATTGCACGATTACATGCATCATTTTCTGACATGTCTGCCGTGAATACATGATTCGCTGTTGCTGAATACCACTTATCTTTAATTTTTGCTTGAACTGTCACTAGACATTGTTTTGTATCTTTATAATACGGAAATACTTTTTTTGAAGGTACTTTATATTTTTCTATCTCACCCTTGTATGTTGTGACAACATTACTATCATAATCACAAATATTCTCAAATGGATAATCTACCCCAACTGCAAAAGAAAGTGTTGGTACTAAACATAATATAATTAAATTTTTCATACTTCAATGATATCATACTTTTTTAATATGTCAATACTAAAATAATTTACTAAAGTTTCTTTGTTTTTCGAATCTTATGATGTTTCTAAATTTATCAAACATGGTATCGCCCTTATGTGATATTACAAAAACATTCTGGTCTGTAAAAGTTTTTAATATTTTTAAAAAATCATCTGTGCCTGTTGTGTCTAAACTACTATCAAAGATTTCATCTAGTATTAAAAGATTAGTGTTCGTAGAATTTTTCATCTTTGCAACGGCTCTCCAGGTGAAGAGTAATGCTAAATCAATTCTCATTTTTTCACCCTCACTAAAAGATGCATAACTAAATTCATCTCTATGTCTAGATTTAATTGTTTCTTGAAAGTTATTATCGAGTGTAAAATTAACATAAAAATCCATACTCGTTAAATAACCATTAATAAGTTTATTCATAATTGGCAGATATTGATTTATAATTTTGGTCTTAATGCCAGTGTCCATTAATAGATTTCTTGCAACATCTACATAAAACTTATCTTCTCTTAACTTTGTAATCTGTTCTTCATTAATTTTAAGTCTTTCATTTAATCTTACTAACTTAATATTATCCTCTTCTAGAATACTTGCTTTTGTATATTCTTGTAATTGTCTATTTGATTGTTCAATAAACTTTTTTAGTTGAGATATGCTTGCATTTGCTTTTGCAATATCAACTTCTTTAGTTCTCATAGTTGTGCCAACAAGATTTAGTTCAGTTAATCTTTTTTCTTTTTCATTTAATTGTTGTTCTAATTTAGTTATGCCATCTTTTAATTCTAAGATACGATTTGTCTTTTCTTTAATTTTTGTTTCTTTTAATTCTTGTTCTATTGTTTGTGTGCAGGTTGGGCACTCATCATTATCTTCAAAAAACTTTTTCTGTCTTTCATTCTCATCAACTCTATTTGATAACTTTGCTTCCATTTTATTAAACTCTTTTACAGATTTTAAGATAACTTCTTTATCCTTTAATGCATCTTCTAGAGGTTTAATATCTTCCTGTAATTTTAAAATATCTTTATTTTGTTGGTCTATAAGTTTTTTACTTTCAATTAATTCTTCTTGTTTTTCTTCTATAATAACTTTTTTATTTTTCTTAATGTCTTCAATATACTTTTGTTGTAAATTTATTTTATCTTTTGTTAATGAAAACTCATACTCAATACTTTTAAGCTCTTCAGATACTTCTTTGACTTGATGTTTTAATAAAAAATTCATCAATGAAAATATTTTAATATCTAGAATTTCTTCAACCACTTCTCGTCTATCTCTTGTTTTTAATTGCATAAAAGGAATAAAAGTAGATGAGCCTAAAATTACCACCTGGGTAAATGAACGATAATTTAACTTTAATATTTGTTGTTCTAGTATTTTTTGATAATCATTATTGTTAGCATTTTGATTCATCATGCGACCATTACAATATATTTCAAATACATTAGGTTTGATACCACGAATGATTTTAAATTTATTTCTTTGAACATGAAATTCTAGTTCTACAACTGTGCCACCTAAATTAATTGAATTAATTAATTGTGATTTACTGATAGGTCTAAATGGTTTATTAAACAGAACAAAACACAATGCATCAAGCACAGTTGATTTACCTGAACCATTTTCACCTACAATTAATGTCGATGGATTTCTATCTAGTTCAACTTCTAGAAAATAGTTACCAGTAGATAGAAAATTCTTCCATCTAACCTTCTTGAATATTATCAATCTTTATTTCACTTTCTGTTTCAATAACAACTCTTGCACCACAAGGTAGAATTGGTTTATCATTACCACCATAATACATCTTAGATGGCCCAAGTATTTCTACGCCGTGACAATAGGTATTTTTTCTACCCTCTTTGATTGTGATAACAGGTTCGTTTGTGCCGTGTTTTTTATTAGCACGAATCTTATGTTGATTTACATGAATATATTTTTTTGTCATAGTGACTTTGCCAATCCCATGCACAAACATAAGAACATTTTATTCGCAGGTGCATGAATACGAATACCTGAGTTTGCTGGCATGATTACAAAAACACCCTCGTTCAATGGTAATTTAAATATTCCTTTTTCATCTGTTTGAATATCTAAATCTATACAATCTGGCGAGGCACACGGAACATATAACATTCTATGTTCAGATGATACATCAGTTGCTTTATTAAAATCTGCCTGAATAACAGTAAACTTACCAAACCCAATTTGTTCTAATAAATCTGTTATATCATTATATAGTTCTTGCATTGCTGGGTGTTTAGTAACATCAGCAGTTCTGTTTTCTTTAGAAAGCGTTTGTTTTGCAACATCTAAAAAATCCTCATGCCAAGACATTGCTTGGGAATGTAAAGAAACTCTTTTACCTCTTATCTCTCCTTTATTCTCCCCAATAAAGATAGAACCTTTTGGGTGCATATCTTTTATTTCTCGAAGTTTAATCATTTTAATATTTGACTATATTTAAATATCTCTGGGTAATCTTTTAAATACTGAAGAATGTTTTGTGGTGAACTATGCACATATGGGTCTTCTTCATGATTATCACATTTACCATCTTCTTCAAACATTTTAATAATCATACCATTGTCAACAATAGCTGCATATCTCCAAGACCTACTTCCAAAACAAAGATTTTCTTTTTCTACTAACATGCCCATGGAAGATGTGAACTCAGCATTACCATCAGGAATAACTTTTACTTTTCCTATGTCTTGTGCTTTTGCCCAGGCATTCATTACAAATGAATCATTTACAGACATACAATAAATTTCATCAATACCTAATGATTTAAATTCATCATACAATTTATTAAAATCTGGTAATTGATAAGTTGAACAGGTCGGTGTAAATGCACCAGGTAAAGAAAATAAAATTACTTTTTTACCTGCGAAATAATCGGCAGTTGTTTTATCAACCCATTTAAAAGGATTATCTCCTTCTATACTATCATCTCTTTCTCTTACTTTAAATGTCACTTGTGGAACAGATTGCATATTATATCTCCATATTACTAGCTTCAATATATAGACTCTTCAACATACCTTTGAGTCTATTTCTGTTAAGGTTTTGAACATCTAAATCATCAACATAATTTTCTAGAATGCTCATTGTGTCTTGAGTATTTTCTGTAATCGCATCTGAAATATTTTCTGCTTTTAATTCAGAAAAGTCCTCAATTACTTTGATATCATGTGCTTTTGATTCTGTTAATAATCTATCGACATATCTATCAAAGTTATATAAATCTTTTTTATTTACAATGATTAATTTAACATATTTGTTCTGAGAAGTCAATACCGATTCTTTACTAAAATCTTTAACACTATCATCATAATATATTTTTTGAAATATCTTTCTAGGGTTTATAATTCTTTCTGTTTCTAAAGTTTCAGTATCAAAAATATGAAACCCCTTTGGACATCTATCGTCATTCCAAAATATTTGATAAGGTGTGCCTAAATAAAAAATATGACCATCATCTGATTTTTTGTGAAAGTGACCAGTATAAACTGTATCAAACTTTTGAAATTTATCTTTTTCCCAACCAACCTCACTATGTTGACCATGATGCATCTCAAAGCCTCTAATTTCTAAATGACCCATTGCAATAATAGATTTTGTTTTTTCAATCTCATCAAATGTATGTTGTGCATTTGTATTATTAATCCAAGGTATAAAAAAGATAGGCAACCCATCAAATTCAACTGTTTGACATTCTGAATATATTGTTATATTTTTATATCGTTCACCGATTAACTCATCTAGAGAATTAACATCATTTGTGTTTTTATAAAAGGTATCATGATTACCAACCATCATATGTAAGTCAATATTTAAATCTACAAATGGTTGTATAAATTTCTTTCTAAAGTCTTGTGCAATTTTATATGATACAAACTTTCTTCTATCCATAACATCGCCAAGATGAATACAAGTTTTTATATTGTGTTCTTTTAGATATGGAAAAAATTGATTATCGTAGAAGTCATAAAAATAATCATTAAAGTGACAATGGTCATTTCTTGCACCGAAATGAGTGTCCGTAATTAAAGCAATCTTCAAATTATTCAGACCTCTCTACAAATCCACCCTCATAAAGCATCTCTCTATTTTGTAAATGTTGTCTTACAATTTCATTTTTACTTTGACCCATATAGGCAACACCGATATTATTATTCACAATCATATCACTTAAACTTTTTTGTGCATCTGACTCGCCATCATAGACAAGAAATTCACCAAGTATTCTGCCATACTTACCAACGCCATCTTTATGTGTTTTTAAAGTCTGACTGGTGCCAACAGGCAGATATTCTTCTACATACTTTTTTGCAAAGAGACCAAATTTTTTTTCTTCTAAATCTCTCGTTCTTGATTCTGGTGTATCTATACCATAAAGTCTAACTCTTTCTTTATGCATCCAAACACCGAACCCTAAATCAATGTCAACATCTACTGTATCTCCATCAACGACTCTTACTATTTTACATTTATATTCATACATTATCAATATACTCCTTCAATTCAGTATAACCACCGATATGTTTATCTTTATGCCATATTTGTGGCACAGTTGAAAATCCTAAAGACTTTATATATTCTTTAGCTTCTGGTTCATTATTAATATCAATTTCTTCATATTGATAATTTTCTTTAGTTAATAATTCTTTGGCCATATAACAATAACCACAACTTGGTTGAGTATATATTTTATACATCTTACTTTCTTTTATTTCTTCTGGATACCACCCACACATATTATTCTTTCATAAAGTTTTCTAAGTTCTTTTTAGTTTCAGTTTTTTTACTTTTTGTTTTATACACATCACCATCGGCAGGTAACATATTCTTTGTTAAATAATCCATATATGTATTTCCATAATTTGTTTGGTCTAAAGGGTTCTGGTCAAAAGTAGGCACCATTGCCTTTTCAATCATTTTATGTTTTACATGAGATTGTTTCTTCTCTTTCTGTATTCTACGAATAAATGCATAATAGATTATTTGTGTAAAATAAGAAAAAGGATTGTTTGATTTTTCTGGATTAAAGTTATTTACATATCGCAAACAATTTTCAATACCATCACCAATCATTTCTTCTCTAAAAGTATAATTAATAAAATTAGGTCGATAAGATAAATGTTGTGCTATTTTTAAAAAACAGTCACCAATATAATCTGTAATTGGTGGTTGTTCTTCTCCTGCACTTTCAGATTCTTTTACAACTTCTTTCCATTCAGAAATAGCTTTGAGAAACTCTTGATTATTTACATAGTGTTTTGCCTTACTGGCCATCTTAAACTCCTGTTTAATTTATGATATCATATTTTTAATAAAGGTCAAGTCAATAATTAAATTTATTTTGGGCATTGACAGACTAATAATTGATTGTTATAATATTTCTTGTAAGAAACAGAATACTATTAATGTTTTGTTTTAGAATCATAATAAACATTAGCAAACTCATCTAATATTTCTTCATCTTCTTCTTGTTGTGGGGAATCTTCTGTTTTAGCCTCAACTTTATATTCTCTCACTTCTTTTTCTAAATCTACGGTTCTGGCAATATCATCACCAGCAGCTTTATATTTTCTTAAAACATATTCATAATATTTAGCAAGACCGACACTTGCACCATAATGTACAACTACTTGTTGTCTATCAATCATAAAGACTTTATCGTCAGTAAAAGAAGTCCACTTTCTTAAAGCAAGATTTTCTTCCACACTACCATTCTTATCAGCAACTGTAACTGTAACAAGTTTAAAAGGTTGAGATATTTTAAAACGATTGCCCTCGGTATGTTTTAGTTCACATATGACTTCATCACCATTTGTAAATTTCATAACTCTATATGGACTAATTTTTTCTAAACCTATATTCACGATATTACTCATTCCATTTCCTTAGATTGTCATCTTTTGGCACCCATGTTCTAGGTGGTCTGTCAAATTTTGATTCATCTAATTTTTGCCAAAAATACTTGAATAATTCTTCTTCAGAATAATCTATAAACACAGCTTCTTTATACAATCGTGACACATGCTTTTGTATCAATTCTCTATTATATTGTATTAGTCTTTGCTGGTCCCAAAACTCTTTTAAATCTTCATAACTTTCTTCTGATATTGTCATAATTTAATCCTATGTATTTGATAGTCAAATTCTTCTTCGTTGTATATATTTATTCGTTCTATAAAGTGTCTTAATGTAAAGTTAGGTTTACTTTTATAAGTCAGGTCATCAGCAATGTCATAAAGTTTACATTGAGTTTTATTATCACCAAGTCTTAACCCACGGCCAATAGATTGTAAGACCCTTATTTTACTTTTCGATGGCGAACTGAATATAATATTATGTAGATTCTTAATATTGATACCTGTTGAGAATGTGCCATAAGAAGCTACAATGATTGCATTTTTTTGTGTTTCTGTAATAGAGCGAATGTCTTCTCTTTCTTTAGCACTCACACCACCGAATACAAAAAATACTTTTCTATCTTTTAATTCGTTTTGTATGAGATTAAATAAGGGCAGACCATGTTTTTCTACAAATTGAAATAGTATTAGAGTATTGCCGTTTATAGTAGAAACTAAGTTCTTTGTGAAATTTAACCGTCTATCATGTGTCACAATAAAATCCAACTCGTCAGCATACTTTAAATCTTTATTTAAACGACATTCCTCGTCAGAATATGATAATACTAAACTATCTATCTTTAAATTAGATAAAGTCTTCTTATCAATTAATTCTTTTGTAGAAACTATTTTATTAGCAGTTCCAAACAAACCCTCTAATACAAGTTTATGTGTCTGTGTATCATCTAATGTACCAGTCAAACCAAAACGATACTTACAATTAATCATTTTGGTCATGATACTTGTTAAAGATTTTGATTTAAATAAATGAGCTTCGTCACCAATAACACAACCGAACTGCTCAAAATATTTTTTTGGCATTTTGTAAATAGATTGCCATGTTGATACGACAACATCTTTTGAAATTATCTTATCGTGACCTTGATATATTTTTTGAATAAAATTATCTGACCAACCATAACTAATAAAGTCAGAATACATTTGTTCGACTAAACTTGTTGTTGGTACAAGAATTAAAGTTTTGTTATTTTGTGAATGATAGTATCGTGTTAGAATATAAATGACTAACGATTTACCAGATGCAGTAGGAGAAATAAGAAGACCACGACAT